GACATCAGCGGCATCCCGCAAATGATTCTTTCAGCCCCCTTGGACTACCACGGGTATAGCGAGTTTGTTATGTATTCCCTGCATAACTACATTGATACGAAATACGCGCTTATCGTGCAACACGACGGATGGGCGCTAAATGGTGAGAACTGGAATGATGACTGGTTCAACTACGATTACGTCGGTGGATTTACCCACGCCGCTTTACTGCCCAATGGCGAGTTTCATACCATGTACAACTGGGTAGAGAAGGGCGACGCACTGGTAGTGCAAAACGGTGGCTTCTCCCTGCGCTCTAAAGCCTTCTTGGAAGCGCCCTCCAAGTACGGCATCATGCGCCGCCAAATGCCTGATCCTATGTTGATGAATGAAGACGTACAACTCACCTGCTTCTTGCGACCTGCTATGGAAAAGATTGGCATAAAGTATGCGCCAGATGAGCTTGCCAAAACCTTTGCCTTTGAACACTTTGGTCAGCCCCATGAAGGCATGGATATAGCCAAGATATTTGGACACCACAGCCGATTTAGACAACTGCTCTCTAACGGCGAGATGCTTTGGAAATTGACTAAGGAACAGCAATCTCAAATCATGGGTGAGAATGTGGCCTACGACCTGTTTGCACGGCACTACGGGTACACCATCCATGCAGTTTGATCGCAAGAACTTCTACCGCTTCTGCCGACAACTAAGGATTGAATCCAAAGAACTCGGCATGATCACACTGGGCGACCAGCTACTTGGCACCCAAACCTATGTCATGGATGAGGTTGCCCGTGGCCTAAAAGAAGACATCCACTTCTTCGTGGTATTGAAAGGCCGACAGCTTGGTATTACCACCATCTCGCTTGCGCTTGACCTGTACTGGCACTTTATCCACCCCGGCATGCAAGGCACGCTAACGACGGATACCGAAGAAAACCGGGAGCAGTTCAGAAGCACCCTCTCGATGTACATGGACGGTCTGCCCAAGCAATACAAGATTCCGCTGATGAGCCACAACCGCAATCAGTTGGTTCTACAAAACCGTAGCCGCATGTTCTATCAAGTCGCTGGCACTCGCGCTAAAGGTGGATTGGGTCGAGGCAAGGGCATTACCTTCTTGCATGGCACGGAAACGTCTTCATGGGGCGACGAAGAAGGTCTGGCATCTCTCTTGGCTTCTCTGGCTGAGAATAACCCGCTGCGCTACTACATGTTTGAGTCCACCGCCCGTGGCTTTAATATGTTCCACGATATGTGGACAACAGCCAAGCGAGCCAAAACCCAAAGGGCAATCTTTTGCGGCTGGTGGCGCAATCAGCTCTACACCGTCGATCACAAGTCCAACATCTACAAAACCTACTGGGATGGCAAATTGTCACCCGAGGAAAAGGAATGGACGAAAGATATTCGCAAGATGTACAACTATGAGATCAACTCCCGGCAGATCGCATGGTGGCGCTGGAAGCTACATGAAGGCTTAAAGGACGATGGCCTAATGTATCAGGAGTTTCCGCCAACAGAAGACTATGCCTTCGTCATGACGGGTACATCCTTCTTCTCTACCGCCCGTTGTACCGACTCCATGAAGGAGGCCAAGCGTACACCCTTTGTCTCTTACCGATTTAGCATGGGAGCCAACTTTCAAGATACCAGTTTGATTCAAAGCAATGAGCGTCTGGCAACCTTGAAGATATGGGAAGAACCCGTTGCCAACGCCTACTACGTCATTGGCGCTGACCCGGCTTATGGATCGTCCGACTGGGCAGATAGATTCTGCATTCAGGTCTTCCGTTGCTATGCCGATGGCATGGATCAGGTGGCAGAATTTGCGTCTGCTGAACTAAATACCTATCAATTTGCGTGGATTGTTTGCTATTTGGCTGGCGCTTATGGCAATTCCCTACTAAATTTGGAGGTAAATGGCCCCGGTCAAGCCGTAATCAACGAGATGCGGAACCTAAAACGGCAAGCCAATACCCTGCCAACGGCTGAAGCCCGTCACTTGCAAGACGTTTTGGGCAACATGCAGCACTATTTGTGGCGCAGGAACGATAGTTTTGGCATTTCCAACAGCATTGGATGGGTGACAACCCACTCCAGCAAGGAAAGAATGCTCAATTACTTGAAGGATTACTTCGAGCGTGGCATGTTGAAGGTGTATTCAGAGGAGTGCATCGACGAAATGAAGGGGATTGTGCGCGATAACGGCACCATTGCCGCCGCTGGCAGGTCAAAAGATGACCGTGTGATCGCTTGCGCCCTAGCTGCTGCTGCTTATGCAGAGCAATTACAGCCTAGATTGATCGCAAATCGCGTCACAAGAGACAAAAAAGAGGTAAAAGACGCTGAAAATGAGGCTGGAGGACAGGTTCAGGTGCAAAAACAGGTGTCTAGCTACCTAAAAGCACTGGGTTTTTGATGATTTCCGTACTTTCCATCGTCGAAATTAAGCAAAGACTGCACAATATGCGCGAAAACAGGCGCAGAGGCTACTCTATGGCGGCCTTCGCTAAACTGGCTGGTGTGGACTATCGGAACATGAAAAAGGCGTTTTTTGAGCTAAAAATGCCCGTTTCAGGCACTACTCAGCGCCGAATATCCAAGGCTTTGCTAGCAATGGAGAACGGCGAGGCCGGAATGCGAATGGATATTGCCGGTCGCATGGTGCTGGACTACCACCCACCCAAAGATTTTGGCAAAACCATGCGCCGTGGCTACACTTTGGAAATGAGTAACGGTAAAATCTCACTGTCTGTCAAACCAGTTAATAAGTACGACTATACAAAACCACACTTGTTAAAGAAATGAGGGGCTAAATGGCTGTATTACACGACTATAAATGTCCGGTGCATGGATACTTTGAGAGCTTTGAGGCAGTTTGTCCGTCCGGCTGCACAGATGTACAATTAGTTTTCTTGCAACCCGTTGGTATGCAAAGTGATAGCACCAAGCATAATGACAAAACGCTAAAACAACTTGCGCTAGATTTTAAGATGAGCGATATTAAATCCACTAGAGAGGGTGAGGCGCAGCCGCCACGCCATGCAACACCGAATAATCCGTTTGCTCCACGTTGGGGTTCGCCTACGGAAGTGGGTGGCTACAACTTAAATTCGATTGCTGGTGAATCAGTATCAGGAATGCAAGCGGTCAAACAATCTGGCGCTAATTTAACTGGCCCCAAGGTTGGTTCATATATTCCTGACCATGAAAACTTGACGATACAGAAATGAGAATACCTGAGACACCCGTCGAAAGACAAGCGTTCTATGTTGACATCATGAACAAGTGTCTGGTGTCTCAAGGTGAACGTCAAGCACAGTATTCCTCACTGCGCTCTTACTACCTTTTTGGTGCAGATCAAAACTCTGCGCCAGCGCATTTCAATAAAATCTATCCGCACATTGATCAGCTATCTGCCTTTATGTATTCGGCAGATACAACGCGCTTCTCCATTAAGATGGGCGCATCTGTGCCGGAGTCTTTTAAGAAAAAAATTCCTGCGCTAACCCAAGCATTGCATGACTACTGGACTGCCAGTAACGCAGATCAAGTCTTTGGTGCCGCACTAAACTGGGCGTTCTGCTACAACTCTACGTTTCTTAAATTGATATGGCGCAATGGTATTCATCCTTACATGGTGGAACCCGGCGTGTTTGGCGTACTTCGTGAAGACACGCCTTACACAGACCGCCAAGAAGCGATGGTGCAAGAGTTCTACATGACAAAATCAGAACTCTACTCGCGCCTCTACTCGCATGAGAAGCGTGATGAGATTCTTTCCCGCATTGCTTTAGCAGAACAGCAAACCAAAAAGTATCCCGAAGGCGTTGAGCGTTTGGTGACTTCTGCCATTGATCCAACCATCTACGGCAACGTGCAGATGAACTTGGCTGGCAGCATGAACTACACGCCGCAGATTGCAGAGCCGACCGTCAAGATGCGTGAGCTGTGGATTTATGACGATAAAGTCAACGACTACGTTTGCGTCACCATTGCTGATCCTGATATTGTGATTTATGACCGCGCCTCTAAGAGCTTGTTCTTGGAGGGTGAGCAGCCATTTACACAAATCTGCCCATCACCGCAATATGATTACTACTATGGTCAGTCTGAAGTGCAGCGTCTTGTGTTCCTGCAAGAGATGCGTAATAAACGCACCGGACAGATTCTCGAATTGCTTGACAAGCAAGTTACCCCACCCAAAGCGTTTATCGGCTTCCAAGGTATCTTGGATGAAAAGATGTTTGCGCTTAATCGTGCTGGCGGCATGGTGGCCTCTGACATGCCAAACGCCAAGGTAGAAGAATTTACGCCCAATATTCCAAATGACCTATTCCGCGAAATTGCCGAGATTGATGCCATGTTTGCTGAAGCCTCTGGCATTACCAGCGTTCTCTCAGGTCGCGGAGAAACCGGCGTTAGAAGTCAAGGCCATGCGTCGCAGCTTGCCCGCCTTGGTTCTTCCCGCGCCAAAAAACGTGCGCTGACTATTGAGGACAGTCTTGAGAAGATTGCAACGCAGTATCTCAAGATGATGATGGCTTATGACGATACCCGCTACCGTGATACCGATGGCAATGAGTTTATTGCCGCCCAGTTCACCAGCGACTTTGTGGTCAAGGTCGATGCTCATTCCAACAGCCCAATCTTCATGGAAGACGCAAGAGACTTGGCCTTTAGCCTGTACAATGCTGGCGCAATCAGCCGTTCTAGCTTGCTTGAGATGGTTGAGCCACCCATGAAGGATCGTTTGATTGAAGAAGTCAAAGTCATGGAAGCCAACGCTGCGGCGCAACAAGCAGCGCAACCGCAACAAACGCAACAACCAGCCGCCGAACCTGCCGCTGGAGAGGCCGAACAACCACAGTTGAGGGCAGTGTAATGGAACAAAACTCTGGCGCAATGAACTCGCAGTCAATGGTGAAATCAGGTGATCAACCAAGAATGACGCAACGCGACATTCAATCGACACGCCAACCACCATCCATGAGCTTCAATAGAAATGCTTTCCGAGGGGCAACAAGAAATCAGCCCACTCGTACAACTGGAAGATAGTAAAACTATAAAGGGCATATTTTGCCCCTTTTTTTAGTTGACGCGATAGCTATTTTATATCTATCGTTCGCGCAGCATAGGAGTGCTAAATGGCCGTAAAAACAGAAGACATGATGAGCCTGTTGAAGGCAGATCAAGGTGTTGGTAGCGAACCAGCAACGCCCCCGGCTTTTGAGCAGGAGGAGACAACTGCGCCTATGGCAAGCCCTATGAGTACGCCGGAACCTAAGCGTGGCGAAGAAGAATCTGCCCGCTTAAATGTGATGATGGCGCTCGATATGCTGCAACAGGCAATGGGCGCATTCCCTATGGATTCGTCAGAAACCAAAACTATTGAGAAGGTCATTGCTGAAATCACTCGTCGTTTTGGTGAGCGCGAGGCCGATACACGCCGCCTGATGCCTTCCGAAATTATCCAGATGATTCAATCTTTGCCTCAAGCCGGTGGCGCTACGCCGGGGCAAAGAGAAGCAATGTCAGCGCCTATCGCGGGAACAACCGCACCACCTTTGCCAATGTAAGGAGTAATCATGGAACTTTTTAAACCCAAAGGCGCAATGTCGGTTCGCCGTCCTACCGATAATTCGCAAATGAATGGTCAAATCTATAACACCCCACGCTTCTCGGAAATGGGTGGCCTCTCGAATGCCAGCAAAACTGGTAAGCGTAACGCCATGACCATGAGCAAGCCGGGCGACACCAAAAAGATTTACTAATAAGACAAGGGGCTAATCATGAGTCTGGAAAACTATTCTCCCGAAGCGATTGCAGAGCTTGCTGCGCTTTCTGAGCGTTTAAACTCTAATCCAAAAACACGCAAACGGTTTCTTGGTTTAGCACAAGAAGTCACGCCTGACCTTTCTGTGCCGGAACTAGAGATGGAAGCGATTGTCAACGAACGTGCTTCGGCGGCAGAAAAGCGTGTGGAAGACCTTGAGAAACAACTTCGCGCCCGTGAAATACGCGAGGAACTAAACAAGCGTCGCAGTCGTTTGAAAGAGCAAGGGTTGGCTCAGTCTGATGATGAAATCCTTGAAATTGAAAAATTGATGACCGAAAAAGGCATTGCTAATCATGAAACCGCTGCGGATTACTGGCGGCACATGAAGCAGTCAGCCGTGCCAACACCCGGTTATCCACAGCCAGTGATGTCTCGCATGGACATCAAGGGCTATATGAAAAATCCGGTAGGTGCTGCGCGTGAAAACGCACACTTAGCTTTGGCTGAACTTCGCAAGAATCCAAAGCCAATCGGTTTGTAAGGGGCTATTTTTAAACTTCGGAGGTAAATTATGCCTATTGGTGGCGGCATTCTTCCGGCTTCGGGTACTAATCAGTACAACGAGTTGACCTACGTCACTCGTCGGGCATTTAT